AAAGTCGCTTCCGACGGTCAACAGAAATTCAGATACGAGACGACCATCGAGAAGATGAATCTCAGGACAGAAAGTATGGCCGAGACTATCGGCGCTTTAATGACCATGCTAAAGGGTTTTATAAAACCGGAGAAACCGGTGAAGACAACCGCTAAGGAACCTCCCGGTCGGGCTAAAGGCGGACCTGTTAAAGCAGGTAAACCGTATGTTGTCGGGGAAGAGGGTGAAGAAGTATTTGTCCCCGAACAGGACGGCGTGATTATCCCGAACGAGCAACTTGCGGAAGGGGAAGAAGTGCCCTGGTACGAAAAACCGGCTCCCGTTTTTCCTGAATTAATCAAACGGACTCCTCCCCCCAGGGCATATTCCGATAAGGAGAGTGCACCCAAGCCTCCGAAAGTAGTTCCTAAAAAATTATCCGATTATCCTAAAGAGATATTGGATAAATACAGAAAACAGTTAGAGGCGGTCTCGCCCTCGCAGAGATTGCAGATGCTGGAAACTTTAATCGAGATCGACAAGGAAACGTAATGCCTGCAAAAAGCGAAGATCAAAGAATCGCGGCGGCCATAGCCGAACATGAACCGGAAAAACTCTATAAACGCAACCGGGGAATGTTGAAGATGTCGCATAAGCAATTGCAAGATTACGCCGTGAAGTGGAAAGGCGCGATGCAAAAAGGAGTGAAGAAGTAAAATAGTTTTTAAAATTGGGTTTTCCCGCGCCCGGCCAGGCAAGGGAACTAAGTAAATAAAAAAGGGCATCGTGGTGCCACGACACTACGTTGCCCTTTTTATTTGGCCCAAACAAACAAACCCGCCGCCAGGGTTAAGAGGCGAGAAAGGAACCAAAATGGAGTTAGTAACCGAAAACAAAGAATTGACACCTGAGCTGAAGGCCGAGATGTTAGGGGAGACCACACCTACAGCGGAACCCCCCGCCGCTGAAGTCCCAGCCTCAGGAACAGAACCACTCAAAACCGGAGAGCCGACGACCACACCGGGCGAAGCGCCGAAAGTCGCCGAGACACCTGCGCCGGGGGAGGTTAAACCACCGGAACCGACAGTAACGCCAAGCGAACAGATTTTTAAGCAAGCCGACGTTGAACGAATAGTTCAAGAACGGGTTGCGAATCTGTCGCGCGAGAACCAACAACTGAAAGAACGTTTGGAGACCCCGGCCCCACGGCCGCAACCCCAGCAACCCACGCAACCTACCGATCCGGCTGATTTGGATTTGGGAAAGGTATTCCGTGACCCGGAATGGAACGGATGGTCCTTGAGAAAACTCAAGGAACAAGGTTACGACGAGCAGTTCCAGACTGCCGTAGCCAGACTTGAAGCCGTTAAACAGTTCAATATTCTCAGGCAGGATGAAAACAAACAACGACAGGAACAGTTTTATCAAGATAAAGTCAGTCAAGAGACTGAAGAAGTCAGGAAGATTGCTCCTGATATGTTTGATGCTGCCACGGGAAAACCCAATCAGAAGTTTATTGAACTTACCGATTGGGCTGCAAATAACGGTATTTTTAACGCTCCGTTGGCTTTCAAACTCCGCAACATGGATGCTTTGATCGCTCAAGCCAAAAAGGACGCCGTTACGGAATATTTGAACGGCCTGAACAAACCCGTAGTTAGACGGGCAGGAGATGGCGGGACTACGCCGGTTGTGACCACAAATCTAAAATCCTTGGACGATACCGCATTGCAACAGGCATTTATCACGTCTGTTTCAGGATCGCCGCAAAGGAAAACGATTTTGGCCGAGATGGAGGCTAGGGGACTTTAACAAACGTTCTCCTATATTTACCGGAGGACATTCAAAATGACAGTAACTGCTTTTGCAACGGGCGATGCTCTTACCGAAAAGGTATGGATTGAGAAAGCGCTCGACTTGGGAATGGACCGCTCCTACTTTGCCCAAAACGGATATGTGGGAGAGGACGAAAATAACATCATCATCAAAGTAACCGATCTGGCCCGCAAGAAAGGCGACACGGCCACAATCGGAGCAATCGGCGAATTGACCGGGTCAGGCGTTTCCGGAGATGGGATCATGGAAGGGAATGAAGAATTGCTCCCGACCTATGACGATAACATCACCCTGGACCAGATTCGTAACGCCGTCCGGATTGAAGGCGCCATGACCGAACAACGCACTTCAATTGCGTTACGGCAAAAAGCGTCCAACGCCCTGGGCAATTGGTTGGCAAACAAGATTACTCAGGACACCTTTGACGGGTTGACCTTATCACCCAACAGAGTTGTTTACGGCGGAGATGCCACCAGTCGCGCCACCATTGAGGCCAGCGATTATTTCACTTCGACCTTGATTAAAAAATGTACAACGATTGCCGGGAAAGTGACTCCGGAGATTAAACCGGTAACTAAGGCCGGCATGGAAGTTTTTGTCATGACCATTGCCGATGACTGCGGTTATGATCTTGCGGTCAGTGATTCGGTTTACAACCAGGCCATGCGAGAAGCCATGCCGCGCGGTGCCGATAACCCGATTTTCAAGAATGCATACGCGAAAATGCATGATACCATTATCCAGAAACATAAATACATCACGACTTCGGCCACTTTCGGTTCCGCTTCCACTATCGCCGGGGCCGAAAACCTGTTTATGGGCAAAGGGGCCGGAGCCTGGCTGTTCGCAAAGGATAAATTCTGGAAAGAGAAAACCTTTGACTATGACAACAGCCCCGGTGTTTGCGTTGGCGCCATTTTTGGCGTAGGCAAATTGGTCTTCAACAGCAAGGACAATGCCGTTATCGTGGTTGTCACTTCCCGGACCAACAACGCCAGCGTCGCGTACGCATAAACCTTAAATTCTCGATTTTAGAAAGGAATAACCCATGACTCAAAACATGACACAAGAAGAAAATAAAATTGAAGGCCAGGACATACCTGAAAAGGTGCGAAATAAACCGGGGCCGAAACCGAAGATTAAGACTGAAGAAGCATCGGCCCCGGCGATAATCGTTCCCAAACTCCCCAAGGTTTCAGACGGCGGCGTATTGAGCATCGACGATTTGATAGAACAATACGACCCGGATGGGGACAAGGCAAGCGAGAGAAAAGCGAGAGATCCTTTTGCGGATTACGAGCAAAGTCTCGTCATGGCCCGAAAATATCCGAAGAACCCGCAATTAGACCAGATGGACAAGGCTGAATTGTTGAATTACTGCATCGAGGCCAACATCTTTAAAAAAGGTTGGGTCGTTCGGCGCGGTAAAACTCCGGAAACTTTTGACCGCACTATCGTCAAGGAAGTCAAAACGGACGACAGTAAAGAACAGATTCTGGCGTATATCGACAAACGGGAAACCGTTAAATTCCCTGCCCATTGGCTGGTTTTTACCAATTTATCAAACCGTAATCCGGCATTACCGTGGTCCCGAGGCGTAAAGTCCTGGTACACAAATCGTTTTGAATCGTGTGCCTTTGAAATGCAATGGCCGCTGCCTACTCCTCTCGATCCTTATCGCAAGGCAGAAAAGCTAAATGCATGCGCCATTATTCAGGACGATTCGGTCCGTGCTCAATTGTTTTTCATGATACAACCCGCGAAGGGTAAAGTAATCCGCAGAATGAACGGCGATAAAAACGCTTTCGTGCTTTTAAAGACGGAAGAAAAATCTATCGCCATTCTGGAACGGATATTCACAGCGGGAACCAAGGGCGCGGCCGAGTACAAGGATTTGAGGCTTTGGGAGAAACATTTCAAGGGATTGCCGGAAATCGGCGAGGAATAAACGGAGGGCTTTAAATGGGAACATTTGCCCATGTCAGGCCAAACGGATTGAAAAAACACGACATCACGCAGTTGATTTATGAAATCATCTACGTTCTTATGAATGCCTGTGGAGCGAAAGGTGGAAATGCGACTCATGCAAATTTTACCATTTCGGTCCAAGGTAAGGATGGAAATTGGACTGGTGCAAACGAATATGTTTTTAATTTACAGCCGAACGGCTGGAATCAGATGTTTGCCATCCAAGCGATTCATGAGATCCTTGATTTTATGATCAACACTCCGACAACGGGAATCAGCGAAGCGGATTTTACCGGCCAGGTTGCGGATATGTGGCGCTCTTTAAAGGGCGGGACCACAACCAAGAGTTACATCCTTTATCCGGACGGTATTTCGGAAGGTGATATTTGTCAGATTCTTTATGAAATTATTGAGGGTTTGATAGACGACACCAGCATAGCTGCAACCTATTGGACGTTGGATGTTATGGATAAATCCGGGAATGTGGCCGGTGTTTCAGGTTAATAACTTATAATGTTTTTTTTCGGAGGATGATTTGTAAAATGAAAAAATATCTTTCTTTTTTAATCGTATTTTTACTGGCGGTCATGTTTTTTGTGACACCCGCAAGTGCAGTTTTGCGGCATTTCACGCTTACGGTTTATAAAGCGACTGCCACTGAACAACTAAACGATCCCTTGAAAGCAACTAGGTTGACCTCGAATGTGGTCTATACGGTTTATGCGAGTGGAGTCACCGCTCCGTCTCAACGGGAAACACTTTACAGCGATAATCAGGGTACAGCAAAGGTAAGCAACCCCTGGGTTTCCGCTGCCTTGTTTGCCGCCGATGGTGGCGGGTCCGTTGATTTTTGGTGTGATCCTACGGCAACCGACGATAAAACCGTAGAAATTTTGGTTATTGATTCGGCTGCTGGATGTTCGGAATGGATCAAAGCCCAATTTGATAAACATCATACTGTTGTTATTGACGAACGAAGAGGACAGTTATCCTTACTCACCATTCCGTCTTCGTCCACGGTTTCCACCACGGCGTTCATAAGTGGTGTGACCAAAGCGGCAACCAGTATCTATCTGACGATTGATTTGGCACCGGGAACTTTAATCCAGGATGTTTTTCTCGATATCACAGCCGCGGGCGCAGGTCAGGCTTCTATGGACTTGGGAACCGGAGCATCCGCCACAGCCTATATTAGCTCCTTGGACACTTTCACGGCTGGGTTTGTCCAGGATGACGTTTTTGATACGGCATTCCAATATGTCACCAAAGATCCGGCCGTCAACCTGCAAAAACTTTACCTGCGATGGGGTACTGATTCCTGGGATGGTTTTATCAACATCTTAAAGGTGATGCGGTAAGGCATGTCCTTTAAACCAAAATACTTAGCTTATCTCATTTTTCCCATTGCGTTGACGTTCCTGTTCGTGGGGACGCAGCGCAATGGGAATATGATGTTATTCCTGACGGCAGGCGGGTTTCTGCTGTCCTTCCTGATTCAGGATAAATGGATCAAGACCTTTTATCTCTGGTCCATCGCCCTGGGCCTGATCGGGTATTGTTTTTTGATCGGGAAGATGGACCATACTTTTTACGTGCTGCACATGAGCGCGATGGATAGCCTGGTTAAACTTTCGGTCGCCATGTTGATTTATTCCGTGGCATCCCGAATTCAGGTCGCCGAATTTGAATCGGTCTTCAATGTGATTTGCATCCTGATCCTGATCGAATGTTTTCTTTACATCCTGCAATATTTCGGATTAAACCTTTTAATCGCGGTATCCTCTTCCCTCGGATATGAAATCAGGCCGGGCCAAGGAGCGGCAACCTTGGGAAACATCAATTTCTTTGCCATCTGCCTGGCCATTACCTTGCCGTTGTTTTTCAGGAAACGCTGGGCCTGGTGCCTGTTATTCATTATTCCAATTCTTATCAGCGCCCGAACCGCCGGCGCTGCATTGGCTGCGGCTGGCGCGGTTGCTTATTGGGCATGGAAGACAAAAGGAAATTCAAGACTTTTGACCGGTCTTGCTATCCTAACCATTATCGGAACTGGGCTGACTATTTTTTTCGTTTGGTTCGACCCGAAATCTTTTGCACTTGATCCATTCAGGATTGGTCTTTGGAACACCATGCTGGCTTCCTGGCATCAGTGGGCTTTGATCGGCAACGGGATCGGTTCTCTTCCGATGTTGTTAAAAGTCGAACACGCCCATAACGACTTCCTGGAAGCCATCTTTGAAGGCGGCATCCCTTATTTTGTCTGCATTACCGGATTTGTGATCTGTTTTTTAAGACGGTCGATCCGGGAACACAATAAAAACGATCTTATTATCATCTCAGGATTGATCGCCCTGGGCATATCGTCTTTATTTCATTACCCGCTACATCTTGCACCAAGTGGCTTTATCGCCTTGGTCCTTTTGGGCATGTACACGAGCGGGGGACGAAATGGCAGACTTCTTAACTTACGCTGAAATTCAAACAGCCGTTCAGGATCTACTCGATGACGACGACGCCACGGTGTTGACTGTTCTTCAAGCCGCCATCAACCGCGTTTATCACGACATCATTGCCCGGTTTAAACGCGGCAATCTGCCGGCGCGGTGGTTGGTGGATTATGACGACGCTTTATCTACGGCTGTTTCCACGCGAACAAATATATTGACCGCAGGAAATAATGTCGAACGTATCCTGGCTATGTCGGTCGATAATCAACCCTGCACTCCAATTGATTGGCAAGAATTGGAAGGTGGGGCAAAAGCCAGACCGGGCAATCCTTCTCCCGATTATTATTGGGACACGTCGAATAAAAGCAGGCCGACCCGGTTTTATCACAAAAAAGCCTATACCTCAGCCGGAGTGGAATCCAATACGATTTATTGGTTCCTGCTCCCCGATGCAATCTATTCCTTTCGATATTGGTACGAAAAACGGGTAACTTTATTGACAGGCGCGAATGTCCCTATTCTACCGCCCTTCGCGCACCCGGCTTTGATCTACGGCACGCTGGCTCAAGCGGCCCTGTTCGATATCCGGGCCAAGTCCGGTCCTTGGGATGTGATGTACGAAGGTTTGATAAACGATCTTGAAAGTTTTAACGCAAACTTTGTATTCGGAAGTAACGTCGCGGAACCGTTCGGTTTATAAAAACATGGGCATGAAGAATGAAAGACAGTAAACGCGCATATAAACTAAGAGTGGCCTTCCAGGGTAAGAATCAGATCGAACCCCGGTTTGTCGGCCCGCCCAATTTTCTTGGCGGCCGGAACGTCGATTGGTCAAAAAATATGGCCACGGGCGGTATGAGCGGCATCTCCAAAAACCAATGCTTGGAATTGACCAATTACGATATCGACGAAGCGGGAATCCTGGTCAGCCGGTTGGGTTTCACGAATAAGGGTCCGGATATGCTGCCGGATATTCTGGATGAACCGTTCGATAATTTAACAAAATATAGTTGGATTAATGATGATAATGGAAATGCTGTTAGTGAGATTTCCCCTGCCGGACAACTCAGACTTGATACTAATACCAGTGGTGGTCAATCCGGACGGTTTTTATCAGGCGCAGTCACATCCGGAATATTGCCTCCGGATAAATTTACTCTTGAGATTAAGACTTATTTTGATGTTTTGGGCACGAAAGGACCTCCATTCTATGCCGATGGGTTTTATTTTCAATACGGGAATGCCACATGGATGTTGAATGTATTTTTTAGCTCCAATGAACTTTGTATTGTAAAAGCCGGTGGTGTTGCAACGACCCAAGTCGGCGCAGCGGATATCGTGAAATGCAATGCCACCGCCGCCTGGCAAACATGGCGATTCCAGGTGAATAAGACCGTGGAGTCTACTGCCACGGTTGAAGTATTTCTTAAAGAAGAAGGCGGCATTTGGGTTTCTCAAGGCACTTTCGATTGCGATTATGAAAGAGGATATAATGGTTTATATCTTTCTCAACGGGGAATTACCGTCAATAATATGGTCGCCCATATCGATTACATCAAGATCGGCACCGGATTAGGCGAGTTTTTAGACAGTACCTTAACCGTCCATTCGATGTACCGTTACTACAAAACCAGTACTGCCACCGCCTATCATCTGGCGCAGATCGGCACTCAGATCGGAACATTTGTACCGAGTACCGGAATTTTCACCGCTCTGGCTACCGGTCTGGCCGAGGTTCCCCTGAAATGGTTGACCTGGAACGATATGGCCTATGCCTTCAACGGCACCGGCATTTATAAATTTGACGGGACAACCTGGACGCAGGTTCAAAGCATCGATCCTGATTGCCCGGATGCCATTGATGGCGTTGTTTTGGATGATGTTCTTTTTGCGGCCAGGGATGGAGCAACTTATCCCTCAAGGGTTTTATATTCTGCCGAATTTAACGCCGAAGATTGGACGGCAACTCATTACAGACGGGTCAGCGAACGGGACGGCCATTCCATCATGTCGATGATCAGGATAGGCAGCAAAATTGCCTGTCTGAAAGATTTGTCGATCTGGATCTTGAACGGTTCCAGCAAATACGACTTTTCGGAAGAGAAATTGACTTCCGAATTAGGCCAAGTCGGGAGAATGGCATCGGCTCTATGCGCGGATAAGTTCTTTTTCCAGAGCGGCAGGGGTATCGAATATTTTGATCCGAGTTCGCCGCAACAATTCAACTGCATCAGTCGAGGCACTTGCTCGAACGAGATCGTGAATAACTATACCCGCGCCGAAAGAGAAGCGGCCGTCATGTGCTACTGGCCGAAAAAGGATCGGCTCTTTGTCAGTTATCCGACTTTGACGGTTCCGACTATTTACGTTTTCTTTTTAAAACATCCGAAGGTCACTGAAGACAATAACATCTGGTTCCCGCATTCGATCTATACCGGCATCACGGCCACGTCTTTTATGATCGCCAACGCGCCGGCGGACGAAGAGACTTTATATATCGGAACCGATGAGGGCCAAATTCTTCAATACGGCACCGGGTATGACGACAATTCGGCGGCTGTTACCGGAACCATGCAATGGGGTTATACCAACGACAAGGATATGGTTCATGTAAAAGACTGGTCCCGACTCGTTCTCCCCGGAGATATCGCGGGAACCTTCACCGCCGAACTGGATGTGGATTACGGGAAAAAGACTTCTTCAAAATCAACCCCGGCCTATACGGATACCGATGCGGCCGAATGGGATTCCGCCATCTGGGATACATCCGAATGGGCGATATCGACGGTCAGGACCAAGATTACTAGATTCTTAAAAATGAAAGGGATTTCAGCCGCCATAAAATTGACCGGGGTTTCAGCCGGCAGGCAAGAGATCCATCCCTTTTTATTGGAATATTACCCGCTTGAAATACGGCGGCAAATTTAAGGAGGAAGAGATGAAAAAGTTAAACGCAAATGTAAGGACTTTTATTGCTGTATGCATTGTTGGGGTGCTCTTTTTCGTCTTGGGCGCCTTTTACGATGTGATCCGGCCGGTCGCCGAGGCGGCCTTGACCCGGACAAAAAACTATGTTGCGGGAACCAAGATTCTGAGTGCCGATATCAATTTTGAATTTAATGCCCTTTACGGCGCTATCGGCACGCAGACCTACACCCAAAAGAATCAGATCGCCAACGATCAGACTACCACGGCTTCCCTGGATGCAATTGACATGGCCATCGGCACCCTGCATTATTCCGGGGCGAGCGTGGTCACTTCCGATCAGGCGATCACGGCTTCTATTCTTGCTCTGGATTTAAAATTTGGTGATTGGGCCTTTACAGGCAGTAATTATATAGCGACTACCGATAATCTCACTCATGCCCTGGATGCTCTTGATGATCAAGTTGCGGTTAATACGGCCGCCATTGCCGCCGCCCAATATATTCCCAAATATTTCAAACAAAATTTAAAACTCTACGGACCCTCAAGTGGAACCAGTTTGACCCAAATACAAATCACTGCTGATGAAATCGTTTTAACAAACACCAGCGATTCAAGAATATTACTTTCAGGAGTCAGCGAAATCGTAGACATGGCATCGTCGGTTACCGGATTGGTGACGGGGGCGGAAGCTCCGAGTACTTTATACTATATCTATTTGAACCGTTACTATTCGGGAACCACTACTTTTGCAAAATTATCTACCTCCGGAACAACCGTTACCACCTTGCCGCCCAATACCTATTCCAGGCTTGTCGGGGAAGTTTATAACGATGCTTCATCCAACTTTGTAGTAATGGGCAGGCTTAATGATCGGGTCACTTTTTTAGATCCGCTGACCATATTCGCTAACACGACATTGAACCAAGCAAACGGCTTCAAAACTTTTGCTTTGCCCGCTCCTTTAAGCACTTTGACGGCTACGGTATATAATGTACAAGCCTTAGATTTAGAGGCAAACTCTGTCGCTGTAACTGCTGTCGCTTGCGTAATGACTATTTCAGGCACTACTATGCCAACTACGCAGGAATGGGTTGCGATGAACCCCTCAGGATCAAATCTTGATACTTACGGTGGTATCGTTGGAACTGATAAAAATATCAGGTTCCTGATGCCCTATAACGGAACAACCAATGTGTATGTAACATTGGCGCGAACTGGAGCGGTTGCCGGTCAGGGCCTTTATGTATGGGGTTACGTTTTGCCGAGGTAAAAATGGGAAAAGGCGTAATTCAAAAACTATCTTCCTTTAAAGACCAGACCCTGGATAGTCAGATCGCCAATCTGACCCGGGGACTTAGTCTGTTTCCGTTTTTGGGAGTCTTGGCGGCCGATCCTACTACAACCGGGTGGGACGGGGAAGATATTTGTTGGTGGGTCAATGCAGCGACCCCAACAGTCATCGTTTTGAAAATGTGGAATGGTAGTTCTGTAAAAACTTTTAGCACTACATAAAGGCATAGGGAGAATTTATCATGTTTAGTTATGGACAGAAAAAAGCCAGTTCAAGCCAATCCAGCAACCCTATCGGCGCCGGTGCGGTCGGCGAATATTACCGCAATGCTTACGGTTGGGCCGGAGACGAACCTGCCGGGGAATATCCCGATTTTCAATACGATATGATGGGCGGGGAAACGGGTGGAGATTACGACCGACTTGAGCAACAAATGGCGGCGACACCTTTGCGTAGACTGAGTGAAGACTATACCAACCAGCAAGACCAATTCAGGGCGCGGATGCGAAAGCTCGGTATGGCTGATGATCCGTCGGCAATGCAACTTGAAGAAGAAACCCTGGGAACGCCTTATTCCCGTTCGCAGGCTGATATCCTCTCCAATGCCGCCAATCAACGATATCAATTACAGTCCGGGGAATTGAAGGACTTGAATGCAGCCAGAACAGATTATGCCAAATCCGCCTATCAGTCCCAACGCGAATATTGGCTTGCTAAAATGGACCGCTATTATAAAGGCATGGGACAGACGAGCACCGGAAGTTCTAGTGACAAGTCTTGGAATTTCAGTCTTGGATATTAAGGAGACAGAACATGTATAAATACATTCAGCAACCGGATCGCAGTACTAAACCGGCACCGCAACCGCAATTTGATCTTGAGGATTTTTATAAAAACTGGCTTTCCATGATGCAAAAGGACATTCCTCAAACGGCATCAGGATCAAAGGATGTCACCGGGAATGAAGGATATTTGGGACACGAATATTCATCGCATTCGGAAGAACCGGGTTCCGCAGGAGAATCGACCGGGTATGGTCCGGGACATCAGGAAAAAGATCCGAACAAACCGTCCGGAATGGGTGGAATATTAGGTAGCATGGCTTTTGGAGCACTTGGTGGAATAGCCGGAAAAGCTTGGGATGCAAACGCAAAAGCAAAATATGCGGAAAAATTGGCTGCCCATGAAATCGCAACAGCCGCCGAATTAGCTAACGCCAGGGAAAGATATGCCGCTCATGCCGCAAAAGAACGGACCGCTGAAAATGAAATACGCGATCCCGGTGGATGGGCTGAAGCAGGTGGGGTTGGTTATTTTTAATAGGAGGGTTTGACAATGCCTGGATTTTTGAACACAAATAAAGTCGGCGGGGAATACGCGGATGAAATGCCTCCCGGCCCGAATATCTTTATCGACAATGCATCTACGGCGCAGTATAAATGGCAACAGCAGGCCGAATGGAAACGAAAACGAACGCCGTTGTCCCCTGAGACTCAATCATACATCAGTCAGGCAACCGGCGGCCAGTTCAATCCCAAGACCATCGGAGAAGCGGAAGAGATTGCAGCCGCGTTGAAAGCGTTTGCTCCGCCGCCGAAGACCTATGGGGAGGAATTAGATCCGGAAGGTAATACGGTTTGGGGTGAACGGCAGGTTGGGGATGTCATAAAACGTCCGCCTCCGAAGAGTTTGATCAACACGATTGATCCACAAACCGGATTAAAAGTTAGGGGTGAAGATGTTCCTAATGCCATTATCGAAGCTCCGGAACCTTTTGAAACTATTCAAGGATTGACAGGACCGGTACAAAGAAGCAGATGGAGCGGGAAAACTATTCCAGGCGAGAAAACCACCAATAATCCGCCGAGTGGACTTGAAGATTTTGAACTTACAATATATGGAAAACTTGTCCCTGAATTAAGAGGAACCCCTAAATATCTTCAGGCCAGATTGGATTTCACCAGAAAAATGAATGAAGCAAAACCATTCTATTCTTTCCAAGTTACTGATCAAGGAATCATTCCTACTAATACAAAAACTGGGACACAAGGAGGTCCTTCAATCGGGACAAAACCCCTGACTAATGAAGCCGTAGTCGCGGAACAACAAATTGGAACTATGCTCGAAACGCTTGAGAGAGTAAAAGCAACTTATAAAGATGCTTATGTTGGCCCGGCAGGCGGCAGATACGGAGGATTTAAAGAAAAGTGGATAGGATTGCCTAAAGATCAGGCGTCTTTTTATGCCGACACCGCTCAAATACAAAACGCATTGATTTATTTGATGTCCGGTAAACAAATCAATGAAGGTGAATATGAAAGATTAAAAAAACAGATTCCCGATGTCAATTTGCCTCCGTCTGTTTTTAAGTCGAGAATGACGGTCTTTAAGAAAACACTCGATTCCATTATCGCGGAACGGCACAAGAACATGCCCAAATTCTCCGGTCAGCAACCTACTCAAAAAGGCCCCGGTAAAAAACAGATAGGGACCAAGGGCGGCAAACCTGTTTATGATAATGGTGACGGAACTTGGACGATAGGAGATTAATATGCCTACTACAGTTAAAGCAGGTATGATAGAATTGGATGAACCAATCGAGACGGGAGAACCGGCAAATAATATTATCGAAGCCGGTTCGATTCAACTCGATGAACAATCTCAATCCCAACCACCTCCGACTCAAGGCGGTTCCGGACCGCCTTCTTTGCCGAGAACTTTATGGAACATCTCTCCGTTGAAAAAGAATATTGAAGCAGTCGGAAATATTCCGGGAAATATAGTACGAGTCGCGCAACCGTTTTTACATCCTATTCAAACCGTTGAAGGTGTTGATTTATTGGCACAAGGTTTAGGCCGTATGATATCGCCTTCTTTGATTCCGAAACGGGCTTCTACTCCTGAACGAAACATTAAAGCCGATATTGCAGCTAAAACAGAAATAGGACGAGTCAAAGATATTGTAAACAGGGCGATTGAAGACCCCTTGGGTGTTCCGCAACGAGTTATGGATTGGGGCGTTAAAAACCCCGTTGATGTGGGTCTTCTTGCTTCAGGCGGTTTGAACATGGCCGCCAAGGGCGCGGTGCTTTTAAAAGCCCCCAAACTCGCTACCGAATTTATAAAGGCAAGTGAAATCATAAACCCGATCAGTCTTGCTTTAAAAGTTCCGAGGACTTTATTGCAAAAACCGTTATCCGCTTTAGGCGAAAGCATAATGGCGCGTGTTTTGAAGATACCGCCGGGAAGGTTGAATCAGGCCGTCAGAAAAGAAGTGACGCAGACAATTATAAGAGAAGGTTTACCGATAAACAATAAAACCGTGAATAAGATAAAAGAGACAACTGCCGGTCTTGAAAAGAATATAACCGGAAGTTTAACGCAGGCATCGAAAGGCGGAAGTAAAATAAATGTCGATTCGGCTTTGAATAATCTGGAAAATCTAAAGGCAAAGTACGACAATACTTTGTCTCCCGGCGTTTATCACAAGGCCATCGACAATGCTAAAATAGAATTGATAAATCATGATTTTATGGATAAGGTCAGCAAATCGAAAATAATAATAGAACCGTCCGCAATTCTTGGCCCAAATGGAAAACCGATAATGGTTCCAAAGATTACGAATATCAATGTTCCTACCGGAGAAGTGGATATTTTAAAAGGGCATTTATTGAAAAAAGGCATTTATAAAGAAATCCAGAAATTCTACATGGACAGGAACAGACCTGCCGCCGGAACCAATTTAGGTAATAAATTACAAGCCGGTAATGAAGCTAAGGCTGAAATAGCACGTACATTACGCGAAGAAATATTGAAACATCCTGATGTTCCTGCTTCCGTTAAAGCCGATTTGCAACGGGAAGCGAGTATAGTCAATGCTCAAAAATGGGTTGAACTTGCCACCAACAGAGGTGGCAACCACGATCCGATTAGCTTAGGGAGTATGGCTTTTGGAATCATGGTTGAGAAAGGATTACCTTCTGCGGCCGCCTGGCGTATTGCCATGAGTCAACCTTTACTTTCTCGGTTTGCAATACTGTCGGATAGGATCGGCAGAAGAGTAGGTTCCATATCCAATTTTGGGGCTAAAATGGCCCCTGAAGTTTCCTTGGCTGTTCCGTTTTTAAAAGAAGAGGAAACGCAATAATCGAGGTCATTAACCATGAATACTCTATTGGATGAAAATGTCATATTGGGAATTTTAGCTTTTATCGGAGGTGCAATCTTGCTACTTAAAAAATTAGGACTTGGAATTTCGTTTAAAAAGGATAGTCAAGGAACCGGCAAATGTCCTGACCCGGCATGTCATGCCACGGTCCGGCACGTCGGCGATGGACTCAACGAATTGAAATCTGATTTTAAAGATTTTAAAAAGACGATGGAGGCGGTCCCGGCCGACATTGGGTATATTAGAGGATATCTTGAAAATAAAGGAGGAAATTTTAATGAATAAGATTTTTAAAAAGGGTCTCATTGCGGCAATGATAATGATTTTTCTGTCATTGTTTTTTGTGTCTTCCGTCTGTCTGGCTCAAGATACGCAAAGCAATCTATCTCTCGGTAACATCTATTCGCAGGTGACGATTAATTTAAGTACAAGCACCGTGACCAGTCTATCGTCTTATTATTCATGGTCGGACAGATACATCCGGGCCGCGCAAATTATAGTCGATGGAGACAGCATTAGGTGTTTTTGGAATGGAAATACACCGGAACGCAGCAAGGGTGCCAAGCTGGTCGATACGACCATTTTGACTTTATACGGAGATGAAGTCGGAAACTTTAAAGCGATTATAGCATCCGGCGGATCGGGAACAACCATTTATGCGACCATTTACACGGCGAGGTAAGAAGCCATGAAACAAGTCATGAAGAAAGACAAAAATTTTATTATCTTTTTTATGGCGGTTATTCTCGCTTTCGGCGTCATACTTTGGGCACATGCCGCCAATGTAACCAGCCCCGGAAGCGGCAATGTCAATGGAACCGCAATCACGCCTACTTCCGTTACGGCAACCGGCAATATCACAAGTGATGGGACTGTGTCCGGAGTCACTATCTCTGGAACAACTTATGTAGGTCTGCCGCTTGATCGGGAATTTCCTCTGTTTTCATACGATTTTAGCGATTCGTCCGTTCCGGTTCCATTGGTAGGCGCTGCCTTATCATCCGGAACAAATTCGCCCGCTGAATCCGGTTATGTCACTAAAAATCATCTGGGAGTAAGACTGTTAAAAAGCTCTACAACTACCGGATCAGGATATGATGTCAAGACGTCGTCAGTCAGTAGATTGATTGGAGGCGGTGAAGTTTTTGAAGCTATCATAGCTCCAAGAATCACAAATGCCACTATTAGGGCGGGATACTACGATTCAGGCGTCACTCAGACACTCCCTACCGATGCCTGTTACTTTTTAATCTCGTCGGATGGTACGGCACAAGGCATAAATTATGCCAGTGGAGTATCGACGGCATCCGGGACCTCGTATGTTATGACATCCAATACCTGGTATCGCATACAGGTCGCAGTCGATGAATCCGCAACCAGCGTCACATACTATATTTACAACTCGGCAACCGGTGCATTATTATGGTCAAATAGCGTTATGACAAATATTCCTACGGCTGTAGGGCAAGAGACGGGTTTTGGCATTACCGCCTGGGGCGGGGTAGGTTCGGCAATCGGACTTGTACATGTAGATTATATTGCTACGTGGGTTTCGACTAAAAGGATAAGATGATGCGCGCAAAAACTTTTATTATTTTCTTACTTATATTAACCGGAGATGCAATTGCCGGAACTCGTTATCGGCAAGGTGAAGTGAAAGCGATAACAAGGGAAACCGTAATCTATAAACCTAATACATATTATATCAGTGTTTCCGGAAAGGACGTAAATTCCGGTTTAACACCGGATGAAGCTTGGGCTACACTGGATAAGATCGCAACTGTTTCTTTTCTTCCTGGCGATTTCATCCGATTCAAATGCGGCGATATCTGGCGGTATTACGAATCTTTAAGAATTCAAATCGATGGTGCAAGAATGCCGTTGACATTCGGGTCATACGGTCATGGTGAAAAACCTTGTTTCACACAATCCTATAATAGAAGCGCGAGATCGGATTGGAACACTGCCGGGACCAATATCTGGCGGTCAAGCAGTATTGCTGGCGATGTAGGGATGATTGTTTTCGACGGCGGAGCAACCTGGGGAGTTAAAAAGGATAATATTAGCGGAGTTACATCATTAGGTGACTTCTGGTATGATTCTGTTAATAAAACTATCCTGTTGTATGCCCTCCAAAATCCGGGATCTATTTATAGTGCTATTGAAATTTATATACGTGCCCCTCAGTCTTATTTTTTCGACATAAACAACAGGAAAAATTTAGTTTTTGAAAACCTGGCTTTTAAATATAACGGCGCGATCAGCATTGGCGGAATGAATTGCGATAACATTAAAATCGTAAACTGTGATTTTACGTGGGTCGGAGGAGCATACCAATCCGGTACTGCTCGCTACGGCAATGCCGTGCAATTTTGGAATTGCAGTTCAAACATTGTGGTCCAAGCTTGTAGATTCGATCAGATTTACGATGCTGCAATTACATTACAGGGTAAGGATGTTGTCAATAAAGGTTTTGAAAATTGTCTTTTCACCCACAACATTATCGCAAATACGGATTTTCCATTTGAGTTTTGGGAACGTGGCACAAACGTGTTTTGGAAAAACATAGAAGTCTCGGATAATATTATAATCGGTACGGGGCGCGGGTTTTCTCATGGGCAAACGAATACTCTGCACGGCTATGGAATGCGTTTTGCGCAAAGCACGGCCAAGGTTGAGAATTTCAAAGTGTTTAATAATATTTTCTTTTGGACTTCGGGCGATTCAATGGCGTTGTTCGTCGATCCTAATTTTAACGGATATGCTTCCATTATCTTTGATCGCAATTTATATTCGCAGCCGATTGGCGATTTGATTTATTATAACCAAAAACATTACCAGGAAAATAATTTTGAGCTTTATCAATCCGAAACCAGGCAGGATATGAATTCTAAAATATTTAATAATTGACTATTTATAGGAGGATCTATGAAATTTAAAACGTTTTTAATATCAATTCTATTCTTAGAAATATTTTTCCTGTTTTTATTTATTGTTGGCGCGATCGGCGCGGCGCCTGCCATTACCGGCGCATCCGGAACACTGGCGGAAGGGACCTCCCTGACCGTCACCGGTTCGGGGTTCGGCGCCACCGGGCCGACCGTCGCGTTTTTTGAAAACTTTGAAAGCGGCACCAGCGGAGCCAACATCGCCGCCGGAGCCGCAACCGTGGGATCTTGGAATAGAGGCAATCCCGGTTATGCGACATTCACAGCCTATTCCGGCTGGCCGCATGGCGGCACCAAGTGCATGATGAATAACTGGGATGTCCCGGTTGCGGAACCCAATAACGTGGATGCGGCACCGAAGGTCACGTTCACGGCCACGGATGAAATCTATTATCAATTTTGGACTATGGTGCCTTCCGGAAAGGTTCTGCCCGGCGACGATTGTACCGGCGGCAACCCTTATGGTTGCAACTGGAAGTTGACCTGGATGAATTACGGGGTCAATACCTACGTGAGCGCGGTAGTGCTCAATTGTACCCTTACCTGGGGGTATTGGTTCGGTAATGATGGTTATGAACGTGCCGGGGATTATGAAGGCACCTTTCAAATGGCGGCCGGCACCTGGACTAGGTTTGACTTTTATCACAAAGCCTCATCCGCAACCACCGGAATTTTAACCGGCAATGAATTGGATTCGGTTCATGGATTGGTTAATCATATCAATGTGACCGGCGTGAAAACCGCAATGGAAGCCGGGAATGTTTATGATTACCTGCTCATTCCGGGTTACGGTCGCGGACAAACCACGAATGGTATCACGGTCTATGATGATGTTTATATCGCCAGAGGAACCGGCGCTCGGGCGCGGGTCGAGGTCGGCGATGCGGCGACTTATGTAACCTGTAAGAATCTGACCACCTTGACCGTGGACTCCTGGGCGAATACGTCCATAACGGCGACCGTGAGGAAGGGTTCATTTTCGAGTTTGACCGATAAATACTTGTATGTAATCGATTCATCCGGGGTGTCGAATACGGCCGGATATCAATTGACCGAGGGTGCACCCGGTTGCAGTCCCTGTTCGATATGCCCGTAAAGGAGTAAGTCATGAAAAAGAAAATAATCCTGTCCATCATTACGTGGATCGGTATCGTTTTCTTTGTTGTTGCTGCCGGAGTGAATCCGGGTGGAGGTGGCGTTAAGGGCGACAAGGGTGATCCCGGTAATCCCGGACCTCAAGGAATATCAGGAGTAACCGGCGCACAGGGTGAACAAGGCGTCCAAGGGATTCAGGGCATCCAGTGCGTATCGGGCGTCACCGGGGCACAAGGAATCCAAGGTGTTTCAGGAGTAACCGGGGCCGCTGGATCTGACGGTGTTTCAAATTATACCATCTTGGTGCAGGCCCTGACCTCAAGTCCTGCCGATTCAACCACTGCCTATTTTGGCATGTTGCCGAAAGCTCCGACCACGACGGCAAATATCAGCAAGGTTTATATTCGCAAGGCCGGGACGATCAAGATTGCCGAAATCTATTGTTATTCAGGGACGGCGGGAACCAATGAGGCTTGGTCTCTTTATATTCGTAAAAACAATTCAGCCGATACCTTGATAGCCACGGTATCGGCGGCAACTTCTGAACGAGTTTTTACTAATGCGACTTTGAATCTTTCAATGTCCGTAGGTGATTATTTTGAAATCAAGATGATAAACCCTCTTTGGGCGACCAATCCTTTGACCACGATTTTCGGCGGGTACATTTATATTGAATAACCTTTAACCAGGAGGATTTTATTATGTTTTGGATAGGTTTGATTATCGGCATCGCGGTTGGCTGGTTTGCAAAAATCGGCTATGATCGGCTTAAAAACAGTTTTAGGATAGAGGGGTGAATCATGAAAACCAAGAACCTTTTTATGTACATTTTGGGGGCATTCATTTGTGGAGGGTTTTTTACCCTTCTGGGATTATTGATCTTCAGGGAGATCCCGGTATCGAATAAAGAATTGCTTTACCTGGCCATAGGCGCTCTTCTTGCAGCCTTCAGCACGGTCGTGGGTTATTTCTTCGGATCAAGTGCGGGAAGCGCCGCCAAGACCGAACTTATGGCCAAACCGAACGGGGAAAAACCCCCTCCGCTTGGCTAAAACGCCAAAACAGGGCCAAGAAACGATTATTATGAAGGACGCGATATTTGTGTCGCGTCCTTTTCCTTTGTTGACAGGCGTTTATTTGGTTTATCTTGGCCTATGGCGCCGGGGTTGTTTTGAGGTCGATTTCCCACTTTTTGATGGCCTCAAGCTTTTGATTCAATTTTTCCACAATCTGCCGGAGCTTTTGTGCCCATTCGATCACGTCTTGATAGAGATCCCCGGTAGGACAGGGGACCGACTCAACCGCCGTATAACTGGTCGGCAACATGGGCCGAGGCAAAACAATGAGTTGCGGCGGCATGGTTTTGGCGCAACCTAAGGCCAATAAAATACTTCATACGGAACTTTAACCTTTAGGCAGTCGGCACTTTTGATTGTTTCTTGAAGTTGGTCGATGGCCTCTTGCATTTCCTTGATCTTCAATTTAAGGGGTTCAGGATCTTCGCCGGGTTTCAGGTTGGCGAAGGTCGCAGTCAGGTCGTCCAGATCCTTCTGATTTTGAGCGAGTTTATTTTTTAATTCAATATTTTCAACCGTCTTACGGTCGTTGGCCTTGCGAAGAGTCTCACTCTCGGCCGCGTGTTCTTTTTCCATCTCGGTATTGGCCTTAATGTAAGCGTCAAGACTGGCTATGATGGCCACTTTATCCGCATTAGATTGGTCGATTGTGAGATTCGCCACGGTCAGGTTTTGGGTCAGCATGACGTTCTGCGTCTCAAGCCGTAAAGTCTTGCTCCTGTAATACAAGGTTGCTGTTCCTGCAATCAGCAATCCGACGATGGATATCACACCTATGGCCCCGCCGATTTTACTGCCGAAGAATTTTAGGATTAATGCGATCATGATTTACACCCCCGGTTCCAAGTCGTCCGGCGCAAGAGTCCCCGTCGGATCGAATTCTTCTTCGATAACCTCTTCCTCGTCTTCCTGAACGGGTTCCGGCGGTGGAGATTCGGGAGTATCTTGAAACCTGATGATGGTCTGCCGTTCGCCCGAAGTCATGGGCCGCGCTTCAAAGATTTCCGACGTATCCAGGCGCACCTTCTCGACAATGGCGTCGTCGTAATTATATTCGGTTTCAACTTCGACATGACGGTATTCGTAGCCAGAGATAATGACCTCTTGAAGGCGTTGGATATTACCTTCTTCGACTTTGATTTTACCTCCGGCTGTTTTTTTAAAACTTTCAAGTTCACGTTCGTGGCCGGCCTTTCGGGAAAAAGCCTCGGCTATTTCCTTACCCTTCTCACGTTGCTCGCGTTCGTTGAGAAAACATTTCAATTGTTCCACCCCTTTTTTACGGATGATTTTCGGATTCATTAGGGTCATAGATTTATCTCCTTGCCTCTAAATAGATTAAATAAAATGCTCCTACGATAAATAACATAAGGATCACTGGACTTGCGACTATAAGGCGAAAAAATTTCACTCTAAAACTCCACATACTCCCAATACTAAAAGCACAATATATGTTAAATAAATGATCCCCCACGAGATCGGATTGAACACCATCATCCAGGCGTGATCGAACCATCTGTCAAAGACGGAATCATGGTCATGCATATCAATCTCCTAATATGCCAATTTTATTCCCAGCATGTAATTGCTTCTCACAAGATCGACTTTCCGCACAATGGTTATCGACTGCCACCATGTGCGGATCGGAACACCCAATATTTTTTTATCTCGTGGAAGATAATTTGTGACGACTGGATGCAAGATGGTTTCGGCTGCCATATAAATATTAACCTCCGATCTACTTGGATGTTCACCCAAAACAAAACTATTTTCATGGAATAAAGTCGGATGATCCGAAATATAGAGGGTCTGCCCCCAATCCACGGCGTGAGCAATCTGCCAGGTTGTTTCCAGAACTTTGTCCTGAGTCGTCCATTTATCTCCATGAAATAAAGCACATCCAGGCAACAGGAGAGACAATAAAAACGCGATGATCCATAAGATATTGATGATCTTTTTCATTTCTTCCCCTTTTCATTCCTTAATGATTCGATATGTTGTTGTGGCTTTTGTATGCGGTAAAATAGTTGTGAATGAATATGTACCAGTTTCTAATAATTCATCTTTATCGACAGGAACTCCCTGTTCTTTTATAACGGCCATGAATTCATCGTAATCTTCATCTTTAATTTCTCTTTCAGTATGGATTGTAATTTTCATTCCTTCCCCTTCTCCACCATATTATATAATATTTCTAGTTGTTTATCGATATTTTCGATTTCCTTAGTATAAATATCCCAAAATTCCTGAAATCGTCGCCACAAAACATTTCCTAAAAGGTGATCTCGCATTTTAACTATTTGAATTCTTTGTTCCAATAATCCGCGTATCGCAGTAGATACGGGATGCTCAATTACTTTCAAGTTATAGTCCATGTCAGGTCTCATTCCTTTCCCTCCAATAACTCCGGATTTTCCTAAATATTTCCGATGACTTCACATCTATCAGGACGTGACATATAACCAAAATCAAAAAAAGCATTATAATCTGAACAAGTAAATCTCACCACCCATTTCAGATCATCGCTACCATTAAGTACTTCAGTACTTCTTTTTATTAAAATATCCCCCTCCCAAATCTTCTTTCCGTTTTTGTCAAGAAGGCCGGTGAATTGACCAACTGTCTCAGGCCGAACTTGATAGGCCCAAGGCATTCCTACTTTATTGGAAATATAATATCCTTTTTCTGGTTGTCCTCCTAGTCCTTGAGAAATAGATAGTAATCCATAATACCAATCACCATTTATTGATAAACCTCTAAATTCAATCGGTCTCATTTTATCCTCCTTGCTTCTTGGATTCGGCTGATTCCGGTTTGGGAACAGCGGGAAATAAAAAGGTATTTATTTCTTCTTCTAAAATAGAATCTTTTTTAATACCAGGAGGAGACCAACAGTACCGTTGTAATAATCTTTTTGCCTCTTCCAACTTAGCCTCCAGTTCCTTGATCCTATCCTGGAGTTGTTGATTTTCTATTTCCCAATCTTCCAAAATATCAAAAACCTGATCCCCTGAGGTTCCCTTTAGTATACACCAGGCATTCCATTCTTTTAAATTCCGTATTTGTGGCCTATTCATGATTATTTTCCTCCTCCACTTTGTCAAATATATGACCGCAATCTCGACATTCATATTCAGCATCCCAGCAATCCCTAAAAGGCACATACCATTGAGTAAATTGCAATTTTTCCGATCCGCACTTTGGGCATTTAGATTTCTGGGACATCTTTCTTCTCCTTTACCAATCTTGGGCAGGCGGATTCGGAACAAGGTTCACCTTCACCGGTTCCCGTTTGAAGACCATTTTCTTTTTCTCTTTGAGTTCGTAAATGCCATAGATTATATTTTCATTAAGATCTGATTCGTCTTTATGGGCAAGAAGATAACTTTCCTCGTTAGATGAATCACGTTCTTCCCAAACATAAATCGTCTTAGGTAATGCCATAACTCCCTCCACGTCCAAAGAACTATAGATTGTTTAGTCGCGCATACTTACCAAAAAACTCTTTTGCTTTTTCATTATAGGCTTTTGCCGCTTCTTTTTCAGATTTAAAATAACCAATAAAAATAGATTTATAATTTTTTGAGATTCTAACCATCCATTGATTAACCCAATTACACCAACGTACACCTTTAAATTTAGAAGAAGCATTTCTATTATGTTTCCGACAATTAGCTGCATTTTGACTTCTTGTTGCTGTTCTTAAATTACATCGTCTATTATCAAGCCCATTGCCGTTGATATGGTCGATTCCTTTAAAGCCTATAATTTGATTATGCATGTAAATTATGTTTGTTCTTTTAGTGATAGAGTTATAAATGCCTCTAATAACATAATAATTATTCCCGTCTCTATGTGCACACCATTTATATCTTGACAATTCCTCATAATCAAAATTATCGACAATTGCTATCTTATTTTGTGTAAGTTTAATTTTCTTCATTTTTTATTTCGATTCAAAAGGAATGACATAAATATCTTCGTGGCCTTCCGCATGTATAAGCCTTAATTTTTCATCTCTTGCTTCATTTTTAAATCTGAAAACGGCTAATGACTGATGATAATAACTATATGCAACATATCGTTTTGGTCCTTTTTTCCCTATCACAACTGCCCAAAGTTTCATGACTTGACCTCCTTAAACGGTTTCTCATTCCATTCCCTGCCATCCAACAACCGATTCCTTTTCTTATCCGTCTGCTTCAACCAAAACGGTATGCCTGCCGTTTGGCATTGATCGCGGATAGACCTGAACCATTCCGGGTCACAGGGCCGGGCATGGGGGCCGGTTTCGGAACCGCAAACAATCCAATCAAAATGTTCAATTAAATGCATATTTAAAAAATCTTTCCAAAGAGATATATTTTCCAGCATCGGTTCCACGCTCAAAAACTTATTCCCCGGCACTTGCAGAAAGATCGGTAACTTTTCATCAGCTTCGGCTTGGTTGCAGATGGTGAGGCCAAGATAAAAATTAGGCTCTTTAATAAAATGTTCTCTCCAAATATCTGCCATTCTTTGAGGACGCTTTGTGAGAATTAAAAAGGTATGTTGCGGACACTGTGCCGCTACTGCGAGCGTATCAATAATAAACACACCCAGCATATCCTCATGAAAAAGATCACCCATGAACTGCACGCCGATAACCGCAGGTTTTTTCAACTTTAACGGCGCTTCCAATTCCCGGTCACGAAGAATAAAAGGGCCTTTACCGCTAAGGGCATCCCGTTCAGCAATTGGAAGTTTTGGATTTCCAGCCAATCTATCAGCCATTCGCAGGTGCCAACATGACGCGCAGCCAAGGGAAATCCTACTGCATCGCATTACAATAGGGTTCCAAGTATGAGTAAGATAATCAATATCAGTCCTTTGCATTATTTCAACCCCTCATTTTATAGGTTGTCATTTTCTTGCCTCGTGCTCATTCTGTTTCAATTCGCCTTTGCTGGACGGTAGATGTGCGGCATGAGTCGGGTCAATTGCCGGATCAACTTCATGAAGCAATCCAGTTATGACACCCGCAATGGATTCTTCAGATTCGCCTTCACGCACTTCGACGCCCGTCATAAGTCTAGAAATAACTGCGGCGAGAGAATCAAGTGGGATACGGTAATCCCTTTGATAAAATTTCAAAACTCTAAGTAATGACCCTCCGGCTTCTTCTTCCCTTTTTGGCGAACAATATATCAACCTTTTTGCGGCCAAATCAGGATAAAATCGATCATCACAAAGGCTTTTCCATTCAACATCAAACCAGATGATTGCTTTGGCAATTGTGAAATCAAAACTCGGCAGGACATCTGCCGGTTCATTGAAGAGCCAGCGGTGGATTATTTGAATGGTATGTTTGCCTTTGCCGACGACGGTAAAAGCATTGTCAGTCGTTATGACTCTGCCACCATCGGCGGCGAGTAATTGGGCATATAGTTCTGCCTTATCCTTAGTGCTGGTAAACAGATCAATATCGTTTATCTTCTCGTTTGAAATACAGGCACGGATGAATCCGCCAGCTAACATGACCGCCTTACCACGTTCATTCATAAGGTTAAAAATAGGTTTTGGTAATCTTATCAAGCACCAACGCAAATCTTCTTTTAATAATTCCATTTTCCTCTATCCTTTCTTCGTTCATTTATTTTCTTCTTTGTCTCGGCCGTGGCGGCCGGCCGACATGGTATCCGTCGCAAAAGGGACATTTATAAACATGAACAAAGGCAGCTGGTCTCCGCCAGCCGATAAAAGCTTTTGCCGCTGCCTCCGATTCATATTTCTTTTTCCTCTCGCAGGATTTATAACGCAGTCGCCGTTTGCTGGCCATGTCCTATTCCTGCGTATGTTCGTTCAGGTAATTTCCGTATGCGTCGCAACCCTTATTCACCGGGCAGACCTTGCATTTCCCGATAGGGAAACGTTTTCCGGTTCCTTCGCAAGGAATAAAGTCATCATCTTTGACTGGAGGTAATTCAAGTTTTAACTCAGATTCTATTACTTTCTGAGCTTCTTCGAGATCTTCCACATCTTCTATCGTGGCCGGATATGGCTCTAGTTCCGGCTCAGGTTCCGCTTGCTTCGGCGTTGCTTTCTTGGTCTGTTTTACCGGATCAGGTTTTTGCTTCTTGATCCAGGTTTCAAGGGCCTTTTTAAAGGCTTCCGGCTCGGCGATGGCTTTTTCTTTGATGCTGTATTCTGATACGTTGTTGCCCTTGGCACTGGCCGCGACGAATGCCTTGACCGAATCGTCTTGCGGATCGCCTCGGAAAAATAACACTGCAAACGCCTTCGGAATGGCCGGATCTTCTTCGGGAGTCACGTTAAGGGCATTGTCCAACCTTTCTTGGGCATTCCTGGATTGAATTTCGGCATCAACATAAAGTTTTTCAAATTCTCCCGGCCATACTTTACGCAAACCTTGGGCTTCGGCGACTTTGGCGATCTGTCCCGGCTGTTTGTCTTCCTGCCAGAATTGGGTGACGTTGCCTTCCTTGGTTTTTTTGATGTAAGGTTTGAGTGAAACGGACCATTTCATCGGCTCGATCCATCCTTTTGGAAGGCATTCAAACCAGCCGCCCAGCAGTTTTTCATCCGGGGATATGAAAGCGCCATCCCGATATTCCAATGCGCCGTCTTTATTATAGATGATGATTCCATTTTTCCAACCTTGGCAATCTTCCTGGGCCTTGCTCCGTTTCCGGTAGAATTCAATCGCTGTGATGATAGCGGCCGGGTCCGCGCTATATTTTACCAAATAGCAATCCTTGATAAACGGATTCATACCCTTGGCTTTGCAGGTTGCCATAAAAAACATGAATTCCTGGTTGGTGACGAGTTCCGCCTTGCCGGATACTAGGTATTTTTTGCAGATTTCGATGGTCAGAGTGATATCTAATCCATCTCTTGCTTTATAATTAACAACTCCTTTTTCTTCTGTCATGACTTATCTCCTCAATAGTTTATGGATTTATGATCTCAGAACCGTCGTAATTTCCTCAAATACTTCGCATCCGCCGATTTCACGGATGCCGGTATCGACCGCCTCTTGAAGTTTATGCGGGTCCGGCGAACAAAATACGCGGTCAACCTTGTCCGGGTCCACGACTCGCGCTTTCCATTTCTTTCTGATGGAACTGGATGCGCCTGTTTCGGATCGGATTACCGATGGCTTTTCCACGGTTACGGGGATGATAACCTGGACCGGCTCGGTGCCTTTTTTTGCGGCGGCTTTGTTAATCTTTTCTTGCAGCTTTTTTGCTTCCGCCTGGGCCTTTGCTTCGGCTTCTCTGCGTTCTGTCTCGACCTTATAGCTGTGGTCGCCGATCTTTTTCTTCAATATCGTTTCAATGGTGTTCACCTTGTCGGAGAAAAGTTTAACAAAACCGTTCACCCCATCCACAAACTGTTTAGGTATTTTAATAGCCGTTTTACGTTCGGCGTCCATTTCCTTGCCAAGGTTTTTGACTTGTCCGGCCATTGCCACGGCTTGACTTGCATCTTCGGTCGTTACGATCACAAAGGCTCTGGCTGTCTTTTCCATTTCCTCAATCTTCGCCAAATATGGCGCGAAGTCCCTTTTGATCTTCGTCAGATCAAAAGGGTCAACCGTTGCAAGGGCGGTCCCGAATTTGATTGCCGCCTCCTGCGCTGCGTCGGTGTCGATTTCTTCTTCGTTGGTCTTTTCAAAATCAATCATGTGTCCTCCTTTATCCTTTAAAATAATCATGCGCTGTTTTGCACGATAGAAACACGGCAAAATATTGCAGATAATCCTTATATTCCTCCCAATGAGGAGTGGACCCATCCTTTTTCAGTTGCAGTGCGCCCCACCGGGCTACCTTCCGGCCGGTCTTTTTCTGCCAGAGATGGACATAAGCGGCAATTTGGAGCGGCCAGGTCTTTGATTTCAACTCCGGTGTTTTCCAGTCTGGCAGGACGATTTGATTCTGGTAGTTAAGAATGACAGCATCCGGGTGCCCCATAATGCCGAGTCCCTTATCAACAAACTCTCCTTCGACTGAGATCACTTCTTTTACGTTGTGGTTATGCCATATTTGCCAACTTTCGATATAACCCGCAATACTATCCGGGATTGTCGGCATCCATAACCCGTTGAGGAGTGCAGCGCAGCATAGGTGAACTAACTGCCCGCGGTCGGCCGCCACCTGTAAGGTTTCGTCTGAAATCGACGAAAAGTCATTCCAGGGTTGAAGTATGTCGGTTACTCGTTTCAAACTGTATCCTTTCTTTTTCCCAACATTTACGACCGATGCGATTTTCAATGCTTTGCGGATTGGTCAAGACTCGCCCGCAGCGCCAGCATCGGGTTCGGGGTGTAGTATCAATGGCATTACCTGTACCGATAAATGGTTCAAAATAATCAATTGATTCCGGAAATGGGTTCTCTTCTTCATTTCCTAATAATCCTGACCCTAATGGATCTATTGGTTTTTGCCACTCATTTAAATGGTTTCGTCTGAAAAGTTTTTTAAGCCAAGTCAACATGGTTTACTCTTTTTAATTCGCCGGCACCACCCGGTTAAAATTCGGTGTTTTTTAAAGCCTCGATTTTATTTTGCAGAGATGTTTTCTGATTCTGTAATGCATTATAAAGTAGAGTATGAACTCGACCTGAAAGTGCCCATTTGGACATGGAGTTTATTGCGGCGTTAATTTCGTCTATATGCGATTCCATATAGTCAATATCGATTTCTATCAACTTTAATTCTTTGTAATTCATATTTTACCCTCCCGTTAATATTTAGCGCCGGCGCCATCCTGAATCACCGTTCCGTAGATTTTCTGCCCCTCAATATTTTGTGGGCGGTGGCGTTGCCTATCTACAGGGTGTCGAATGCTCGAGAAGGCGCCAGCGTTTGAGATCATGGTAAATTAAACGTTTTTGAAAGTCAACAAATATTTCTTGACAAACTAATCTTTTTTCTGTAAACTCAAGAAAAATTATGAGGTATTGCTATGCAATTGAAAACTAAGGATAAAATTCACATGATGCGTCGAGATCTAAAATTGACCTTAAAAGACCTCGCCAAACTGCTCGGGGTATATTACAACACTATCTGGTCCTGGGAGGCCGGAATCACCAGTCCAAATGTCGATATGTACGAAAAACTTTGTAAATTGTATGAGGAGACAACAGGGGAACGGAGGCCGGAATGAATTTACTTAATAAATATCGTAATGATAAAGCATTTCAGATGTTGGTTGATATGCTTGAATCGTTTATTTATGATAATCGTTTAACTCCGGCTGAAGTACGCGAAGCATCCATGTTGGCATGTATCAATTATGAAATGCGGCAAATCAGCCCACGAACATGGATACTGCCAGAGATTGAAAATGCGATTGATAAATTAGATCGATATCGAAAAGAAAATCATGTTTAAAGAATGGCTTCTAATCCTTGGCGTTTTTGCCATAGCCGCAGCCCTCTGGTATCCGATTATCTATCCGACGGCCGTGGTGCAGTCGATTGTAAACGACATGCGGGGTTCGACCGTGCATATTTGGGACGAGCATCAGAAAGCACCGTTAAAATACACGATCCCGAATATCAAAAAGATTGAAATGCCGCCGGAGGTGAAATGATTCATGGCTCGTTATTTTCCGGTATAGGCGGTTTTGATCTCGCCGCTAAATGGGCAGGAATTGAAACCATTTGGCAGGTTGAAAACGATTCGTATTGTCAAAAAGTTTTGAAAAAGAATTTTCCGAAAGCGAAAAGATATGGCGATATTAAAACAATTAAAATCGGCGACCTTGAACCAGTTGACATTATTTCCGGGGGATTCCCATGCCAGCCGTTTTCCTGCGCCGGGAAGCGCAGAGGCGCGGCGGATGACCGTTTCCTCTGGCCGGAAATGCTCCGAATCATTTCCGAAGTCCGGCCCACTTGGGTTATTGCGGAAAATGTGCCTGGAATCGTCAATATGGAACTCGACCAAGTGCTTGCTGATTTGGAGAGTAAAGGCTACGAAACGCAGATGTTTATTGTTCCAGCTTGCGCCCTTGATGCCCCGCATATCAGACAACGAATTTGGATTATTGGGTACACCAAGAGCCCAGGAACGTCCAAGAAGTGCGGAATATGCAAAAGGTCGAAATCCAACTCCATCAGAACTAATAAAAAAAATGAATATGATTTTGAGGACGCCAAGATCATCGGATGCGGATCACAGCGGACCGAATCAACGGGATTCATCGGGGTTGCCGGGATTAACGATGCAGATTGCCATGCTCCGGACACCTCGATCAAACGATTACAAGGGAGGGATAACGGGAGCGAAGGGATCAACCCGAAAACCATGCGATTACTTTCTTCCAGATCAGATTTCAATGATGCTTCCAACTCCGAAGGGGACAGTATCCGGACCGGATTATGCGAGAGCGAAGAGGAAAGGGAGCGGTGGGGACGATTTGATAACCAAGTTTGGCAAGAGCCATGGTTTGAAGTTGCAACCTGCCTTTGTGGAATGGATGATGGGGTTCCCAATCGGGTGGACAGACTTAAATCTCTCGGAAACGCAATCGTGCCCCAAATAGCGTTTCAATTTTTTAAAATGATCAAAGAGATTGAATCAAATAAGGATGTTTTGATTGACATCCAGCCGAATTGAAAGGGAAAAACATGCCAAGAATTTTAAAAAGAGATTTGGAAAGAAAGATTTGGGAATTACAATTACAGTTGAGCCAATATCAAAACGTTATTCATAATTTAAAAAGCGCCATAAAGGATCGACATGGATTGACGGCGCCATTAATGCGATTTGAATATCCACCTATATTAGAGGGTAATGAAGAACTGCTTCAAATTACGGATTTTGAAACCTTATGCAAGGAAATTGAGAGGTTGCCATGACTCAAGAAATGACACTCAAGGAAGAGACTGAGCGCCGCGTCGAGCTGCTCAAACAATCGATAATATTACTGAAAGAAGAGATCGAAGCAAAACGTCTTTCCATTAACCGCATCGAAGACTTAATCAAGAAACTGGAAAAAAATGCCTGATTTAAAAACTCCGCCGCATTCTCTTGATTCGGAACAGGCGCTTATTGCCGCTTGTCTGATCCGGCCGGAAATCGTACCAGCCGTCATACACCGTCTTAAACCGGATGATTTTTATAAGATTGCCCATCGGCATATCATCCGGGCCATTTTCCATCTCAAAAAAGAGGCTGATTTGGTTCTGGTCTATCAGCGCATGGTTGACCAGAAGGTCGCGGAAGAGGCTGGGGGAAAGGAATATCTCATGTCCCTGGTCGATGGAACTGCAACAAGTGCCGGCTGGGCTCATTACGCCACGATTATTAAAGAGAAAGCCCAGCGCCGGCGAATCGCTGCCATATCCATGATGGCGGCGGATCAATCCCGAGACGACGCTCAATATGACCTGGAAGAGATTCTTTCCATCTTGAAAACAGGAATCCGGGATATCCAACAAGAAAACCTACCGGATCATCGGTCCCAAGCCGATATTCTGCAGGCCGTTTACAAAGACATCGAGAATCGAGCCGAGAATCATAACTATTTTGTCGGAATCGAAACCGGGCTCCGTGCCATAGATCAAAAGTTGTCAGGATTGGAGCCCAAAACCACAGTGTACATCGCTGCAAGGCCGAGCATGGGCAAGACATCCCTTGCCCTGAATATTGCCACCAACGTGGCGCTGGCACATCCTGAGGAGCAAGTCTTATATTTTAACCTGGAATCTAATGCTGAGGCCCTGATCCGGCGCCAATTGGCGTTTATGTCAGGGTTATTTTTATCCCGGATTCGCCGCGGGCAAATTGCAGACCATGAATGGGATAAGCTGACTCAAGCGTTTATCAACCTATCGGCCGGATCTTCTTTAAGCATTATGGATAATTCAAAATTCAGATTTATCGAAAATCTCATATCTTATTCCGAAACCGTGGCGATGGACTCCAAAATCTCTTTAATCGTAGTCGATCATATCCAAAAAATGAACACCCGGCAACGCATTCAAAACCGACATTTAGAAATATCCCATGTTTCTAACGCTATTCAAGATTTAGCCAAGGATTTAGCTGTGCCGATTTTGGTACTCTGCCAATTAAGCCGCGAGGTTGAGGGTCGGTCTAATTCGCGCCCTGCTTTGCGGGATTTGAAGGAATCCGGGGACCTGGAACAAAATGCCGATGTGGTTTGGGGTTTATGGCGCGCCGATAAAGAGGCTGAAGACGTGGAATTGAACCAATTGAAGGGCCGGGACACGGGAATGTTTAATATGAAATTGAAATTTAATCCGCATACGCAACAATTTTCAGATCCGGTTGAAGATTTAGGCGAACCAGAGGAACCTTTCTGGAATAAATAATTGACAATTCGGTTTAATCGGTCTATGGTTTGGGTTATGAGATATTACGAGACTGAAAAACTTCAAATTCTAACGGCAATCCGCCAGGCGCTCCGCTTAATTGTGGACAAGGGCCTCGTAACCCTCTCATGCTTGGCGGGTTGCCGTTTGCGTTTGAGGTTCGATTTATGAAATGGTTTAGGCTCTGGGTTGACATTCTTGATGATCCAAAAATGGCTCAATTAACAGATTATGAGTTTAAGATTTTTATCTATTTATTAGCCCTTTGTTCTGAAGTCGACTCAATGTCAGGCGAATGTCGATTGAATGTCAAGTCAATGTCAATCAGGTTTCGAACGCAAGTCAACCATTTATCACCAGCTTTTGAAACGTTTCAAAAGATCGGTTTAATAACTATTTCAGAAGATGGATTTGTTGTAATAAGTAATTGGAGTAAAAGACAATTTAAATCAGATAGAGTTACAGATAGAGTTCATAAATTTAGGAAAGTCACCGTAGAAAGAAACGTTTCATGTAACGTTTCTGAAACGCCCTCAGACTCAGACTCAGATACAGATACAGATAAGACCCCCTCTATCCCCCAAAAGAGGGAAGAGATTATTTATCCGGATTGGTTAAATCAGGAAGCTTGGAAACGCTACCTTGAACATCGAAAAATCTTAAAATCTAAAATGTCAGTTTATGCCCAAGCGTTGGCAATTAAACGTTTAGAGGGGTTTAAAAATAAAGGCATGGATCACGTTGCGGTTTTAAATCAATCAATTGAAAATGGATGGAAAGGATTATTTGAATTAAAGATCGAATCTTCAGCTCAACCAGAAAAGCCTATAGATTGGATCTGTAAAAAATGCCATAAAAAAACCAATAGTTTACAAGCTGGGCTCTGTCATGCCTGTTATGAGGGGTGAAAGATGGATGAAATTTATATGGAAAAATGGAGAGCAGCGTTTAGAAAATCAATTTGGAATGACTTTCTGGGTATTTATGATTTTACCCTGAAAGAAAAGATGTTTGATTTTGATTGTGAATTGGCGGTTATGTGTGCCATGAATATTCTAACCCAAAACATTGAGAGGTATAAATGGCCGCGAAACTGGAAAGAGGCGGTTAAAGAACGCTGGCTGCCGGCATGGATATTGAAAAGATTCCCGGTCAAATATACCGTGATCGACGTAAAAGCAATTTATCCAAAGGCAAAATGGTCAGATCCAATATTTAAGGCGGAGGAGGTCAAAGATGACCCGCTGGTCTGAGCAACAATTAAAAGAATATCAAACCCGGCGAATGCTGAAAGGCACCTATTTTCTCCCGGACCAGCCGATGGATGAAGGGGAAGAGATTGAAAACACACTCCAGATCAAAATTGAGAGGTTTTTGCGGGGTAAGGGATATCCTTACCTGTCTTTTAAAAAAAGTCGTGCTGTAGTCAGGTTGCTACCTGCCGGCTGGCCTGATTTGACAGTGGTGCTGCCTCAAACTATCATTTTTATGGAACTCAAGGCCAAAAAAGGGCGCCGATCTAAAGAGCAAAAGGAAATGGCCTTGATTTTTTACCATTTGGGTCATGTGATTTACGAGGTCAAAACCTGGAAAAAGTTTTTGGAGATTATTAACTCTAAAAACCCTTGACAATTCTCGCCTGATTTGATATGGTGAAGCCGTCTTTAATCCTTCCATAGCGGCCCAGGTCGATTCAACATCCCTGGGCCGCGCCTCTATTTTAAACGGGGAAAGGCAGGTGGTGGTTATGGATCGTGGTCGTAATTGACCAACTAAAATTAAGGGTTCAATATTCATCTAAGCCTCGGATTGATTCAATTTCTCCGGGGCTTTTGTTTATTCACATGCTAATCAAAATCAGCCATAGAATAATGACAATGACGATCAATAAAAATACTATCATGACTTTACCTCCTCCAATGTTGCGTCGCGTTCCTGAAGCGACAATGCTTTCCGGCTGCATTTCCGGCAGATCCCGTGAGTAGTAGATTTATCCCGCCACGGGCGTTTGATCCCAAATAAACCGAGCCTTTTACCGCACCATCCGCAAACTCGTTTCATCTCATTTTCTCCTTTTCCTTGTTAAATATTTCTCATAGAATTTACCTATTTTTCGCGCCAGGTGCATCGGAATACCAAGATTCATTAATCGACAATAGATATGCAAGCAATTCAAATAATGCTGAAGCCAATTATGAAGCGGACGGTTCATTTATTCAAGACTTCTACTTCGGAACAAAGATCACAAAGTAAAGCCCAACCAGGAATATCATGAATGCATGGATTATCAGGTGCATTATACCAAGCAGCAGAAAAGTAATCTGCCAACCGCGGATTCTTTTCTTGTTTCATTCGCGCAACTTCTTCGCTTCTCTGGCATTGGGTAATATTGTCATTTATATCTGCATGATCTGTCATCCCAATAAAACGGTTTAATATTCCAAGCAAATCAGGCCAATTTTCATCAACCAGATTCCACCATTGTTTTTTATTCTTCGGCCAATTCCCTTGATAAGCCATCTTCACTTCTCCCTTCTTGCTCTGTCAATTTCATTTTCAGATGGTTTGTCTCCATAAAACGGACAATCAAGAATAATTTTTTCGTTTTGATGCGCTGTACATTTTTTAAAACCTAAGCATGTTTTGCAAAGCGATTCAGTTTTAAGTTTAAGTTGGGAGAGAAAATCTTTACAGCCTTTTGCTGAAAATAGATCAGGATGTTTTGCCATAAATTCCAGGGTTCCTATAAGAAAAGGAAGTTTTTCAATCGCCTTCTCTCCGTCTATCCCCTGTTCATCAAGGTAATTGGCGACAGTGCCGGCAAGAGCTATAAAAGCAGCATTGTCTTGTGCTTCTTGGTCCATCTCTTTTATATCTTTAGTCCATTGACATATCATCCGACGGCCTTTTCCATTAGTTATCATTGATTTTAATACTTCCCATTTTCCTTTTGTTCTCATGATTTTATTCTCCTTCCGGCCAATTTGGTATTAACTTATGAATATCATCAGCCTGTCGTTTTAATTCGGCAGACCATGCGGCAGACCATGCGGCAGCCCGTGCGGCAGCCCGTGCGGCAGCCCCTACGGCATCCCATGCGGCACCCCATGACCTATCTGTTCCATTGAGCCAATTTTTTGCCCAAATTTCAACTTTTGGGATACCACAATGTAATGTATGATTAGTAACAGCGCGAGCGACAATAATATCGACTGCTATTTGTATTTGGGATTGTAATTTTTCATACATTTCTTCCGATAAATGAGCTAATTGCCACAACAACCAATCTCCCCGATCACAAGCTTTCCACCAATCGGGTTGATTTGCGTAGTTTTTACGCATTTCCAATGCTTCCTTACAGGATCCCCATTCTAGTCCTTGTTCATAAGCGTTCATTTTAAAATTCTCCTTTCTTTTAAGGTTAATAATCAATCCTTTTGTCTTGCCCGTGGCATTCGGGCAGGGAAAGAGGATCAATCAAATTTTTCCGCCATTCGGACCGCATTCCCCGTTGATGTAATCAAGCCAGCGAGATGGTTTAAAATTAGGATTCTGAGATAGACAAACATCCGAGATAGCATTAACATCAAGTCGCCATTGGACCATCTTGTTTTTGCTCCAATTCGGCTGAGGTTTTTGTGCTCTTAATGCATCCGCCAATTTAATGAAATCCTTTTTGCTCATACTCATGGTAAAACCTTCCTTTCTGCCCTTGGGCTGTTAGTCATTAATAGTGATAATTTTTGTATGATGTGTAAAGGTATCAAAATACCGTTTTGCTACAGTTACCCAGCCGCATGCTTCGCGCCGATAGATTCCGCATAAACCCATACCCTTTGCTTCTCTGAAGCATTCACCCAATGTCCCTTTAAATTGTATCCAAGGCGCGGCTAAATCAGCAAGGCCATATTCTTTTTCATTCATCTCTTTCCCTCGCTTTCCAAATTAAAAGATTAATATTCAATACTCATAAAAGGACAAAATGAAGTACCTTCGCTAACTGTAATTTTTACAACCGTTTTCAATTCTTTCCTTAGTTTTTTAATAGTCTGAAAAAGTTTGTTATCGCTTCTTGTCTTAATTACTCGCGGATAAGGTGTTATTTCGTTTTCTTTCCAAGCATGGATGACAAACATTTCAATATCATCACAACCTTGGCAATCCCAACAAGGATGATCATCATTAGAGATTGGTACTCGTGGACCATATTTGTTTTTAAAACGATTACAAAGCATTTTCAACACTCCTTTTCTAAAGATTACAAAACTTTTATTCCGTTCCAATCAATACAATTCCAATGCTTTCCTGATTGGATATAGACCGATCCTTTGCTATCCATTTTAACCATTTTGATATGGCGCTTATCCAATTTTATAGCGCGAGTATGAGAAAGAATCAGCACAACATGATCAAGGTTTAGGTTATCCAAAATAAAAGCAAAGCGTTCTTTGCCTTTCTGAAGTTTTAAAAATCTGCCTTTTACCATATCGGAATTATTCATTTTTCACCTCTACAAAAACCTCAGCATCATAGCCAGCATGATACAGCCATAAATGCCGATTAGGATCAGGATTGCTTGAGTTTTGGTCATGGATTATTCCTTTCTTGGTTAATCGCTCCCGTCTGCCTATCGCATGGATAGGCAGGGGTAGAGATTAAACAATGACAAATTCATCATGGGTTAGATAATCGATAAGATCTTTCTCAAGATTTTTCATGTTTTGCGGTATCCAACCATTAATCCCTTTTCGGTTTATTTCATTACTTGAAAATACAAATTCATCATCTTGATCAAAAAATTCAGTTAAGATATACCCTGGCCTATAAGATTCATAAACTTTCATTGTGTACTGATTATTGGATTTTACGTGTTTTACTTGTCTAACATCTAATAATTTTGATTGCATGTTTTTCTCCTTGTTAGTGGTTGTCGATCTTACCTTAGTATAGAGCAAGTCCCATGCCAAAACTCACACCCAATAAAATCAATAGGTTACGTAATGGTCAAACCATTACAATCAACCCAAATGTGACAAAAAATGGTAAGCTCCTGAAATCATTAAGACAATTTTTGGTCAGATTACAAAAAACGGCAGGGATTTATAAAACCTATAAATCAAGGAAGTATGGTAAAAAAGCCACACTCCTAAATCCTATTAAAATATCAAATGTTTAAATGTTCAGAAAATGAACGCTTGACAATCCGTAAAATCAGGTTTATTCTCGCGCGTTAAGACCGGCTTCTGGCCGGTCATTCAGGTCTGCAGGTCCCCCGGAAGACCTGCCAAGGCCGCAGGCCGGGCTTTAAATCCCTCTCTCTATCTCCCAAGCTTCCATATCCTCAAGCGTGTCCGCTCGTCAAGAAGCGGATCACGCGCACCTTGAGTTTATGATCGGTTTTATCGATATCAGCCCCCATTTTAACCCCTTCTTATCGGTTCTTCTGAATTATTATCTTGACATTCTTAATTAATTAATTTCATAATGTCAGCCATCATTTCGGAATCTTGCATTTTGCAAGGTTCTTAATGGTTCTGGTTCATTCTGACCTACTTAATATTAAAAGTGGCTCAATTTGGACCAGGTAAAAAGAAAGAAAGCTCGCTCCTAAGGTGTAGATAGGTGCCGGCTTCTGCCCGCAGTGCCCTCCAAAGGCTGGGCAAAGGATCAGATCAGGGCTACTCATAGGCGAATAAGGGCAGCTGGACAAGCACCATATAAGATTTAGCCTAAATGGGCAGGATAAGGGAAGCTTCCCATAAGGGGTGTTATGTCAACTAATCAGATACAACCAAGGGTAGCCAAAGAAAAGTCGAGAGTACCCCTTACTTTCAATCAAAATCCCGTCAAAACCACCCTGGCCCGTCCGTACCCCGGCCCCCGTCTACTCATTATACGTGACCTCTTCACCAGATTTGCCCAAAATTTCAGCATTAAAGACCGTATTTACATTAAATATTTACTTTTACTTGATTCTTTTTATATTTTTATATTAAGATTGATTGATAATTCACTTATTAATGTTCATAAATTGAACAGGAGAATGTGACCAGGAAATCAAATGAAATGGGGATCTGTCGCACATACGAATTTGAGTGCAACCGGGCCGGGCATGTGTCTGGGATGGGACCCAGAATTAAGTTTAGCGGAATTAAAAAGAATCGCCCTTTAAGCCAGGGCCGGAACGAGGCCGAGGATAGGGTGGTAAGCAGGGTTTTCATGAATATGGTATTCGACGAACTAAAAACGATGGGTAAGGGGCTGAGGGAAAAGATCCAGCTCTTTAAAGATGGTAAACTCGACCTCAAGGAACTCAAAAGGGAGATGGGCGACCATCAGATCGTGCTCTGGGCGATTATGTATACCCATGCCATAGAAAATGAAAATGAGAAAGAAATCAAACTTTGGGGTGAAAAGATCGAGTCTTATTGTGTCCAGAAGCCAAAACCGGATTCCGGTGGAGAATCGACCGGCGCGGATCATTTTATGGAGGCTATGGCCACGTTTGTGGAAAGTAAAACGGAACCGAAACGATTACCGAAACCTAAAAAGGCATGACGCGCGAACAGATATTCGAGGAATTATGGAAATGCAGAAACCCACTCACCGGATTCGTTTACTGGCTGATAAATTACGTTTACATCGAGGACAAAGAGGCCGGCGGGCAGATCAGGTTCAAGTTATGGGAAAGTCAAAAACGTATATTGCCGACGTTTCTCAAGGCGACTTACCTGTTTATCCTCAAGGCCCGGCAATTGGGATTGACTTGGCTTTGCGCGGCCTTATGTCTGTGGGTGGCGATATTCAGAAAAAATCAGAACGTAATCATTATTTCGCAGAAAGAGGGTCTGGCGGTCAAATTCCTGGACCGCGTGAAATTCATCTTCGACCGGTTGCCGGAATGGATGCGGCCGATGGTCCTGAGACGAAACGACCAGATCCTGTATTTCGGCGAGATGGTAAAGGACAAACGGGGCAACGAACGGATCGAGGGTTTAAATTCAATTATTTACAGCTCCACGACTACCCCTTCGGGTGCGCAGTCGGAAACGATTAATCTGTTGATCCTGGACGAGGCGGCATTGATCGAACACTTGAAAAAAATATGGAGATCATCAAAACCCGGCGTGGATTCAGCCAAAGGCCGTATTATCGTCATCTCCAACGCCATTAAGGACGGTCCGGGCTGGATCTGGTTTAGGGAATGGTATTTGAAAGCCTGGCGCAAATCGGCCGGCAGGGTCGAGCATGTCTTTATGCCGTGGTGGGACCGACCTGGAAGGTCTCAAAAGTTGATCGAACATCCGCTTGAACCCGGTAAACAGATTGCGGAATTCCTGGCCACGGAGATGCTTGAGGGTATGGATCAGGACGATATCTCCATGCATTACCCTTCCAGCATCGAGGAAGCGGTCGAGGCCATGTCCGGATCGTATTTCGGCCGGCACCTGGCCAAACATAATCAATTCAATCGCGGAACCCGTGGATACCTGGAAGAGATTGATGGGGTTATGGAATTTACCGAGAGTCGGGGCGGAACCCTGACGGTTTGGGAGAAACCGGACGGCGATAAATGGCGCGACCGATATGTCATCGGATCGGATATTTCCGAAGGCTTGGGCCAGACCGATTCGGCTGCTTATGTTTTCGACCGGGAAAAACGTAAATTCATCGCTAAATTGAAGAGTTCCAACATCGACGCCGATCAATGGGGCGATGAATTGATAAAATTGGCGAATTGGTGCAAGAATTTCCCTATGATCGTCCCGGAATTGAGCGGGGCCGGACAAAGTACGGTTAAACGTTTGCGGGAACTGAAGTACCCGCGTATTTTCAGGGATAAAAAACCGAACAAAATCGGCGCCAAGCCCAGTCCGGTGTACGGTCTGGCGGAAACCAGGGAAAACAAGAAAATGATCTCCGGTTTGCTCAAGACTTATTTTCGGGATGTCCTTGAATCCGTCCCGGACGGCGAGTTGATCGACCAATGCACCACCTATATCCGGCATTCGGACGGCCATTACGGCAAGGAAGACGACATCAAAAAGGACGACTTGGTTGTGGCGGCCGCTTGTACCCTGCTCGGCGACGAACGGTTGCCGAAACCGGAAGAAACGAAAGAGGCACCCAAAAAGATTATCTTCCCAAATATCACGCGCGTGTCTTGGGAAGGTTATGGGCAGGAACAGCGCGATCCGTGGGTGGAATAATATGGGAATGACCCGAATTGAGTTTACGGAAAAGATCTGCCGGTTGGTTTTAGATATGATTATCGATGGACGGGATAGTCCTCAATTCGATGAAGTCCGGAGATCGGCTGAACAACAAAAGATCTATTTTGACAAGGGGTACTCTCATTGTGATGGGATTAAGTTGATATCCGACCATCAAAAGGGGACCGCCGCGGATATCGATTTTCCTTTGATAAGGGACCCCGAACTTTTGCAGGAGACATATCTGCATTGGCACAAAGTCTGGGCGGATAGATATGACGGTCGGGGACCATTTAGGGACGAAAAAGGTAAGTGGTGGGATTTGCGCCATTTTGAGGAATAATTAAAGAATTAAGGAGATTTTCCAATGTCAAAAAGACCTAAATCAATTTTAACAATCGAAGGTGAATTGAAGGTGGCAGGCCAATCCATGTTTCCCAGGCCCGGCAAAGTAGATTTCCGGATTGAAGGGGCCGATAAATTGATCGGTAAACTCTTGAGTATTGACGCCGGATCTCTACCCCCGGTTGCGACTCAGGATCATCTGTATGGCAGAATCGCAATCGAGATCTTTGCCAAGGAAGTGGATAATACCGTCGGGGTCGCACCAGTTCCACCTACCAGGGTTCCGGGAGTCGCTAAGACTACCGAGGAATTCAAGGAAAACAAACCTGAAATTACGGGCGAGGCGAAGGATGAGATTCAGCAAACAACTCCAGACCCTGAATAACGTCATCCAGGACGTGAAAAACTGGTATTTTATGATCGACGGCAAGACCTACCGACCGCCGAGATATCCGGATATCAACTTTTTCATGACCGATAACGACAATCTTCAGGTCCAGGCTAGAGTTGAACTTTGGACTATCGGCCGGATTTACAAGCGACTGATCATTATGGGCAAGAAAGAGAAGATCGAGGATATGCCGGAACAAAGGTTGATCACGATTTTTGATGCTCTCCTGAGTCCCAAAGGTCAGGATGCGACGCCGCCGTCCTGTAAACCCGTTGTCGGCATGAATTCGTTAATGTATATCGCCCGGTATTGGCCGGCGGGCGATTACGTAAAGCAACTTATCGAACATCGTAATTTCATGAGTATGCCGGAATTCCAGAAAATGTCGGCCACATTGGACAAGGCTTTCAAGACAGTCGGCGCCAAAGTCCCTAGTTATGTTAAAAAGGAAGCCAGGATTTTCGTTCCGAGGTATTTACATTAGGATAAAAAATGGACGAAGAGATTAAAAACACGGCAAGTATCGATCCGGGAACCCAGAATAAAGAACAAGACGATCTTCTGAAAAAGGTCTATCAACGTTTCAATCGCGCCAAAGACGCCCAATGCCGGAAGGATTTTTTGACTGATTGCCAAACAGCCAAACGCAATTTTAAGGGCCACCCGTTTACCGAAGAACAAGAAAAGGAAATGAAGGACGCCGGTATCCCCCCAGTCAAGGTTGCGCGTGGAACAACCAATGCCCTTAAACTCTCTTCGATCCTGACCGCCAAACGCCCGGAACTCAAGGCCGTACCCATCGGTAAAGGCGATATCGGGGTCGCCACTCTTTGCCAACGCGCCTTCCGCAAGATTTGGGACGAGAACACCGGCAACATGAAAAACAACACCCTCGTCCTAGGTGCCGTCCGCGAAGGCGAACACCATTTTAACGTCAAAAGCGAACATTACGGTTTGCGGGACGACGTAAAGATTTTATTATCCGTGCTCGAAGGCGGGGAAATTGTCTTCGATCCCGATATGTCTCCCGGCAACCCGGAGAGTTGGGGCTACAAAATAAAATACCGGGCCATTTCACCGGAACAGGCCAAGGATCTTTATAAACTCGGTCCGGATGATCTTTACTACATCGCCGAGGCGCAACCGGACAAAGACTCCGGCTCGGACCATGACAGCGAACCGGGCGGAAAGTACGAGGACGGCAGTAAGGGCAAGGAAGAAACTAAGCGGACGGTCTGGGAACTGGAATACTACGAAAAACGCAAGTACCAGGAAAAGTATTGGCTCGACCCAGGCGACAGCGAACAGATGCCGCAACTCTATCCGCGTTCCGATGACGGCGCGGAACTTGAGAACGCCAAGAAAAACCTAAAAATAAAGTACACCATTCAAGACGTTGATGGAAGCACTAAAATAGATCCGCGTTACGAAGAACACGTGAACAGTATCAAGGCCATTACGGTTACGAAAACGGATTTACGGTATGTTCTTATCTGCGGCAAAAAGTTCATCGACGACAAAATCAATCCCTACCAGGAAGATTCGCGCAAAGATCCGATTGACCCGATCATCACCCTGAAAAACATCAATATCGGCGAAGTATACGCGCGTGGAAACATGTTCTTCGCCAGCGGCCCCTTGCAGGAGATATCCAAGAGAAGAGGCCAATCCATTGCCTGTGTTGCGGCGACACTCGGCAGTCCGATCATGGTTAACGACAACGATGTAACTCTTCTCAGTAATGAAACATGGAAAAAGGATATTTCAAAACCAAAGGCCATTCTGCATTACAAGAGTCAGGATGGAACGAATAAACCGGAAGCACTTTACCAGACCATTCCCGACCTGAGCCGGGTCTTTCAACTTGAAGATCGGGCGCAAAACGATTTGAACGATGTTTTTAATCTGGCCGCCGATGTCATGCGTGGTGAACAAGGAAAAGGCCGCATGAGCGGACGTTTGGCGGGGATGCTGAAAGAATTCGGAATGGAGGGCAACTCCTATTTGCTTGCGGCTCTGGAAGAAGTTTTCCGTAAACTTGGGGTCTGTTTCCTGGCCATTGCCCTTAACGAATGGCCGTTCAGGTATTGGGAATCGCTTCTTGAAAAAGAGGATTATAACGAGAAGGGCGAACTCAAACCGGCATATCAGGAAGCCTTGAAGAAGATTGCTTCCAAGAATATTACCATCATGGACCTGGATGTTGGCATCCGGTCCGGTTCCAGTCTGCCGTCCAGCCGGGCCGAACGCCTGGATATGGCGATTGAACTGGCTACCACCGCGGTTCCGCCCACGGCCATTTACGATGCGGAAGCGGTTTTGGAATATATCGACGACCCGCAGGCCGCCGATGTATTGGAACGCCGGAATCAACGGGCGCAGATGGCGCAGCAGATCGACCAGATGGACAAACAGATGAAGCAAATGTCCATGCAACTCGATTCGATTACGAAAGAAAAAGACGGTCTGAAATCCAAACTGGACGAGAAGACTTTGCAGAAAGTCGCTTCCGACGGTCAACAGAAATTCAGATACGAGACGACCATCGAGAAGATGAATCTCAGGACAGAAAGTATGGCCGAGACTATCGGCGCTTTAATGACCATGCTAAAGGGTTTTATAAAAC